GTTTGGAACATATAAATCTCCTTTTAAGTACTCAAGAGCGCCTGATAAGGGCACTCTCTCGAACTGAAGATTTGTTTTCTCTCTAAGTAAGTCTCGTACTAGGTACTCGCCTCTTGCTCCTTTTGCTCTACTATCAACCATTTTACTCCAGTCTACTTATGTTTTCATCTTTTACTACCTCGATCTTGTCAAGTAGTGGGTGAGTCCAACCGTGAGATACTATGTAAGTGTTCAAATCTTCTTCAATAAGAACTTCTACAAGTTTCTCTCTGCCTGTGTCATCCAGTACGGCGATGACTTCATCTAGGAAAAGTATGTTGAGTTTAGACTTAGAAATACTACTCATTAGCTTTCTTATGGCTATAAGTGTAGCAGTGTTTACTCTTGCTAACTCTCCTGAAGAGAGTGCGAGAATATCTACAATTTTTCCGTTGTCTGTAACCTGTACATTTAACTTGTCATTAGATACTACGAATTCAAGAGTGAACCTACCATCAGATAGTTCTGCTAGATAGGTGTTCGCCATTTCTTCCAACTCTTTAACAAGATTCTCTATCTTGTAAGCTAATAGACCATTAGTACTGAAAGACTTCTTCAATATTTCAAGGTTAGATGCAAGTGCCATTTTAATCGTAAGACCTTTCTGTAGAGTGTTAAGCTCTGCTAAGAAGGCATCAGATTGCTCTTGGATGACTTGGATGCGCGTGTTTCTTTTTGTGCGTTTTTCATTCTCTCTTGCTGTGCGTTCCAACTGCTCCTTTTGTTGAAGTAAGTCAGCTCGAACTCTCTCCAGCCGCTCCTCAAGCTCTGCTTTATCCAACGGACTCTTCGGCAGAGACTTATCAATACTTCGATAAATCTCTTTCCAATCTGTTTCAAGCTTTTGTAAACGCGTGAATTCGTTATTGTCCCTTTTAATTTGCCGTACATTTGCCTCAACTTCTCCAATCTTTTTCTCCGACTCCGAAAGTTTTTCAGTTTCTAGGGCTTTTAAAGCCTTAATGAAGCTTGAATCTACAAGCTGCTCACAAGTAGGACAAACATCCCCTAATTGATTTAATTTATTTAAAAGACGCTGTGACCCCGCTGCGACTTGTGTATGTGTTCCCACATCTGCCTGTAGTGTGTCATAGGACTGTCTTTGTGTTATAGTAGAGTTCTGCACCTCATCTAAATCAAGCTGTCCTAATAGTTCGATTAATTGATTATTCTTAGAAACTTTTCTGTTATTAAGTGAGATATTTTCAATTTCTTTCGTAAGATAACGGAACTCATTCTCGTCTTCATCCGTATTTATTTCTAAATCTAACATGGGTAGTATATTGGTATCACTCAATTTGTTATCGGCGAGCCATTTTTCTACCGTTGCTACGGCTGCTTGAATTCCGTTAATATCTAACGTAACTTGTCTTGCCTCTTCTTTAAATACTTCGAATAGGTCTACATACCCTTCAAGATGTAGTAGGTCAATTAAGAACTTCTTACGGTTAGTATCTGTTGCAGTTAAGAACTGCAGACTAGCATTTGTACTTTGGTACACTAACTGAGAGAAAGTTTTAAAGTCTACTCCAATTATTTCTTGTATAGTCTTGTAGGTGTTTGTCGCTGTATGGCTAGAGATATCAGTCCCGTTCTTCTCTAGTATTACTTTGACGGTTGTTTTTCTATCTATACTTACAGTATAACTGTCTTCGTCTTTGGTGAAGGTGAGTTTAATACTATAGCCGTTGCCTTCGTACCTATTAGGTATGTCAGCTTTCTTAATACCTTTAGAGTTCTTATTGTACAGAGCTTCTTCAATTATTAATGGTATAGATGATTTTCCTACTCCGTTTGTTCCTACAATCTGAGTTACTGTATTTTCATCCAGCATCAGTGTATTGCCAGAACCGTAACTGAAGCAGTTATTCCACTGTAGATGTTTGAGAGTAATCATTGTAAGTCCCTATAATACTTGATATTTTTTCAGTTGGAAGTTCTAAAATGTAAGTTAAGTACTCCGATAGCTCCTCCCCAACACTCATATCTTTGTCAAGAACAAGTGTTGCTTCTGTACTACGTTTTACTACTTTCTTATCTAGCAACTCCGAATTCTTAACTTGTGAAAGATCCTGTATATCTCCTTCTAATTCATATATTGTGTGGTGATAGTCACTAGGTATCATATCATCTGGGTTTTGTACTGTTTTTCTCAGCAATTGAGGTAACTCAAAACTTTCCCACATCCAAGACCAGTCCCTATCATTTATTAAAATATACCCTGTCTGTACTATGCTTCTATGAAACGAAGTTGTCATAGGGCTTCCAGGGTAAACAATATTCTTCTGGGTATTACTATGTGCGTGTAGGTCGCCTGCAAATACTACAGGGAACTCCTCGAATCTTTCTAGCTCAACTTCTGGTTTTACATGTGGAGGTATCTCTCCCCGTACATGGGTAAACAAAGGCCACTCAGTATTAAAGGCTTCTATACTATTTTTTCTATGTAGGTCTGCGTAGGGCAGAACATTGAACCCTCTGTCTTTGTCCACGTAGGACAAGTCCACAATGTGAATGAAAGGATTAATATCCCGACTCACTTGCTTTAGTTGACTAAAAAAGGTCTTGTTCTTCTTTGTGGCTTCGTGGTTCCCGTCATAGATTAAAGTAGGTATTCCTACTTGCCGTATGAACGTGAAGTACAACTCCAACTCTTCCATAGTTGGAAGACGATCAAAGAGATCGCCTCCAATTATGTGCATACTACACTCTTTTTCTATCTCGTGAATTTGAGCAAAAAAGGACTCATATCTTTTTCTTGCCCAAGCTACTGGGACATTCTTCTGTCCCAGCTTCAAGTGCCAGTCTGCGGTAAATAGGATCATCCTACGTTGAATTCGTCTTCAAGAGTCTCGTCCACTTCTGTGGAGTCTGCTTGACGAACACGGTCTAACAACTCTTTCTGAGCGTCGGCAGTAGGTCGTGGCATAACGTCGTCCATAGACTTGAGTTTTCCTACAAGCTCCATCTCGTCCTCTGATAAGGCTCTATTTTTGCACTTCAGAGCTTGGAGTTGGTACTCTACATTATAGGGAAGAGGCCCAGTCTTGACACGCTTAAAGATGATATCCCATCCAGCTTTAGAGTCAGTGGGGTCGCCTAAGTCTTCTGCGGCCGTGATGATTTGCTCCCAGAGCTTCTTCTTGAGATTGACAACCTTAACTTCACCGTTGTCAATACACTGGGTAGCATAGCTCCAGCCACACTTGAGATCAGGGTAGTACTCTCGAACCCAATCTTTTTCTTTGTTATTAAAGCGTTCTTCATCACGCGCAAAGGAAAGACACTCGAGAGGGATGTTCTTGTCGTTTTCGCCTTTGACCCAGTATACATAGCGAGCTAGGATGTCGCCACAAATACGCATTTTATTGTCACCATCTTTGTACTGAAAAGTACTGATGGAAGTTTTGATTGCAGAACCTTTCTGCTGGTTAAATGATATAGCCATACTAATTATTCTCCGTTGGGACTTCTTCATATAGAAAGTGAATAGCACTCTCTGACTTATAAAGTAGTCTAGTATTGTTTAAGTGTTTGAAAGGATCGAACGTCAAATGAAGTTCATCCAAAGTTAGTTTTCCCGAGGCTTTGTATTCTCCGTAAGACCTCAAAGAGGCGGCTGACAGATATATACATACATCTCGGTACGAGTATTTATACAGTTGGTACAGTAGAACGTCAGGGTTTACTAAAAATGACCCCCCACTAAAATCTATCCCTGCGTACTTGTACAAGGGATCATATTTGTTGAAGGGCGTTTCTTCAGTTACTAACATCTTAAAGACCCGAATGATTTCGAGTGGATTCGCATTACAAGTCTTAAAGATTCTTTTCCAATTATATAAGAGCATATTATACCTTAAAATAGAGTATATGTCAAGAACTATTTTTTTATAGTTGCTGTATCTTGTAACCCTCTTTGATATAATAGCCCATCCTATTCGAAGCTTGCCGTCTTGCGGTGTTCCCCTTTAGATGGATATCTATTACTACAGGAGGTACTTTACCTTTTTGTAGTCGTATAATACGTCCTATTAACTGTGTTAGTAGTGGTTCATTATTCACAGGAGTACCTAGTATCAGACAGCTCAGGTTATCTACCGAGATGCCCTCGGAGAAGATTGCTTGAGTACCATATAGAATCTCCTTCTTACCATCACGAAGCTGATCTATAAGTGTCTCTCTGTCTTCATGAGGTACTTCCCCTGTAACACAGATAGCTTTGTCACCTGTTAGCTCCGCACAGGCTTTCAGAAAATGCACACGGTCGGATACTACTAGAACCTTATGCCCTTTTGCAGCGTAGGCTGCCGCTATGAGAGATACACTGTGCCGGTACTCTTCTTGGTTGCATAGGTGAGTTACTTTGTTAGCCCACGGAGTCTTGGCTCCATCCATGAATCGTATGTCAGAATTATATATAGTTATAGACGGAACCATGTAGTTCTCTTTTGGTGGCTTAAACACTTTACTACCAAAGTAGTCTCTAAAGACCACATGTTTACCGTCTTTTCTCTCTATAGTACCTGACAGTCCAATCTTGTACCTAGCATAGTTTGTGTCTATTACTTTAGAAAAAGTAGGAGAGGAGACATGGTGCATCTCATCAAGTATAATAGTACCAAACATCTTCCGTATCTTAGGAATATTCCGGTACAAACTCTGTGTATTCCCGATCACTATAGGAGCATCAGTTTCAAACTTTCCGCTGCCTATTATACCAGGAGTAAATCCGTATACTTTTTCTACTTCTTTTGCCCATTGGTTTCTTAGTGGTACTGTATGGACAATAACAAGAGTCTTCTGCCCTAGCTTACCTGCAATAGCAAGACCTGTAAAAGTCTTCCCCCAACTGACCCAAGCGTTAATTATAGAGTTGTCTTCGATCTCGTCGTAGACCTCTTGTTGGCTTGCTCTAAGGGGGAACCTAAACTCAGGAAACTCTATTGGCAGTGTAATACGCTTATCAACTACATCATAGTCATCCGGTATCAGATCCGTTCTTCCGATTGGGATACTAACTAACTTGTCTTTTACTCGTGCCATATTCTTAATGACGAACGGCGGATCTTTCGGATTGAATGACGGAATAGTATAAGTCAGTTCTTTACTGAGAAACGCTTTATATTCTTCCGTCACTTCAAGATAAATGCGATTACTGATTAGCGCTTTGATACCCTTCTACCTCTTTCTTAGCTATTATATATTCTTTGACAAACTTACTTCGCACTATATCAGCTATTTCGAAGTTAATCATGTCAAATGAACCCATTTTCTCTAAAATAGACAAAAACTGTTTCAGCCCATTCTGCTTGAGATCAGACTGTTCAAAGTCGCCACAGAATATTACTTTACAGTACTTACCCACTCTAGTAATTATAGAGTCTAACTCATGGAATGTCATGTTCTGACACTCATCTATCAGTATAACAGAGTTCTTTAGAGTTATACCTCTAATGTAAGAAGTTGTCATAAAGTGCACTAAGCCCTTTGTTTTGAGTATCTGGTAGGCGTCTCCACGATTAAATAGCTCATTTGCAACTTCTTTATATGGCTCTTCGTAAACTGAAGCCTTGTCTCTCTCGTTCCCTGGTAAGAAACCAATGTCTCTTGTAGGTACTGCACTACGAATTACGACTAAGTTATCATATAATCCTTTGGTCATGTCATCAAAAGCTAAGTAGCATGAGATAAAGGTCTTGCCTGTACCTGCTACTCCGTGTAGAACCAAATTTTCTTCTGATTCAAATGCTTTCAACTGATTCTTTGTTAACGGCTCTATCTCTTCTAGTATTAAGCCGGAGCCGTTCAAAGTTTTACGTTTATTTCCCATATAGTTCCTATATTTTTCTTCGAGTGTCCTTTAATTTTTCTTCGGAGTACTCGTACAACAAGTAGGGTATATCCCCTAAGTGTAATATACCTGCCCAGAATCTACCATCTTCTGGGGGTCTTGGTATGGTAAACGGAGTCTTAATCCCGTGTACCCATAATAAAGAAGCAACCCCTTTTCTATCAACCTTTCTTATCTTATAATATTTAAGTTTAGAGAAAAAGGTTTTGTAATATATAAAAGGGTCGCCTCTTGAGTCAATAAAGTTTTTATTAGCCTGTTTTAGTATACCTACATGGTTTATTAATGATCTGGATAGTGGCATCAGCTCCCTAAAGGGGGTCTGAACTCTACGTACGCCTAAAGTGTCTCCTGGCATATTAGTATCATCCACTAACTTATCATCTATAAACAGTAGTCCATCAGAATAAGTCCAGTTGTCTGAAGGTATCTGGTAGACGGGGAACGCCAACTCGTGCACGCTCCTGTAAGTTACTATCACTATGCTTCTCCCTGTAGTCCTGTATAGCTGCTTTTATAGCGTCTTCTGCAAGAACACTACAATGTATCTTTACAGGTGGCAGCGCCAGTTCTTCGGCTATCTGTACATTCTTTATCTCATTTGCAGAGTCTAATGTTCGGCCTTTGACCCACTCCGTTAAGAGTGATGAGGAGGCAATTGCGCTACCACACCCATAAGTCTTAAACTTAGCATCTGTTATTATATTATCCTGTACTTTGATCTGTAGCTTCATAACATCTCCACAGGCAGGAGCACCTACCATACCTGTACCGACGTCTTCTGTCTCTTCCATCTTACCTACATTCCTAGGATTAGTGTAATGATCTAGTACTTGTTTACTATAGCTCATCGTGAGTACCGCTTTTCTTGTGCTTATTCCAAGCAAGAAACCCACATATACGAAGTGCATAATAGGCTAAGTAGTTCAATAACCTAAAGCCGTTTACTTCTATACATATGTCTCGGAACAGTCGATCCATATATTTCTGGTCTTCCCAGTCATGCTCAATTACAGAACTATTGCGCTTCTTCAGTCTAGAATACTTGTATCCATAGTCGTGCACAAGACCTCCCATAAGTAGAACTCCTACAGGGGAAAGCCAAATTGCAAGAAACTTAGGTACAGAAGCTCCATCAAAAACAAATCCTTGAGGCACTACAAACTCAACTTCGTTAAGCGTATAGTTAAAGTCTTCTGCTAATTCCCACTTTCTTGTTCCAGTTAACCACATCCAAATAGCTCCCCAAAAGCCTTTCTCGCCTGTCCTAATAGGCAGAGGTCGCATACTGGGCATGTCATCGTAGGTAAAGTTAACTCTGTTTTCTCTCGGTCTTTTGTCAAATACATTGATTAAGAATCCTGTAAGTATAAGTGTAATTAGTACTGTCCATTGCCAGAAAGTGCTAGCAAGCGTCCATAGTTCATCCATATTGTTTCTCGAATTTACCCATAGAGTAGTCATCCCCAACTTCGAAATCACAGCCTACGGGTGCTCCAGGAATTGATATTCCTCTATCCATTTGTATGTACTGCTCTAACTTCTCACAGTACTCGTCTACTTCTGTTATAGGTACTTCTGCCAGTATAGAGTCATGCACTAGTGCAAAGATTCTTGCGTTAGATGCTGAAGACTGTATATGAGAGTGCATATCTATAGCCCCGAGTAAGTTAATATCAGATGCAGCAGACTGCACCAGAAAGTTAAGACCAGAACGAATGCTATGACTCTTGATGCCATTATCTGACGATTTGACATTTGGTAATCTCCTTTTTCTTCCGAAGCAGCTATACACGAACCCGTTCTGTACTATGAACGCCTCTTGTTGCTTCAACCATTTCTTTAACAGGTGAAAAGACTGGTAGTAATCATCTATGACTTCTTTCGCCTCCTGTTGACTAAAGAATGAACCTGAGTCTTTAGTTACTTGCTCACTAATCTTCTTAGGGCCAGCACCGTACATGATACCAAAAGTAACCGCTTTAGCCGCCTGTCGTTCTTTCTTAAATAAACTTGCAACGTCTTCTACCTCACAGTTTAGTTTAAATACTGTCTTAGCAATACTACTATGAAAGTTACCTCCTGAGCGGAATACGTCCATCAATGCTTTATCTTCAGCAAGCACTGCGGCTACATACACCTCTGCGGTGGTTAAATCCATTGCTACTATCTTGTTACCTTCTGCTGCTCTAATACAGCCTTTTACAATAGGGTTATCCCTAGGTAGCTGCTGCATATTAAGTTTACCACTAGAACTGAGACGGCCACTAGTAGTACCGTGAAGGTTAAACCCTGTGCGTAGCCGACTATCTCTATCCAGCTGCGGTATGATCTTGTCCAAATAAGTATTTTTAATTTTGGATCGTTGACGTATGTCCAGTATAAGTCTAGGTACTTCGGACTGACCGGAGAGCTCTCCGAGTACTTCTGCATCCGTTGAGTTAGCTCCCGTTCCTGTTTTCTTACCAGTAGGATGTAGGCCGAGAAAATCAAAAAGGAGGCTACGAAGCTGTACAGTACTATTAGGATTAAAATCTTTTCCATTTATCTTCTCGAATTTATGTATCTGAGGGTTCTCGTACAGTGTAGTTATAGCTTCATCAATTTGCGTTTGCATAAGCTCCTGAGACACTTGAAGCCTGTCTCTATCAAAAGGCACACCATTGTCTTGTGCGTCTGTAAGGAACCTAGTACCGGGGATTAGAATATTATCGTATACCCACTTTAGCTTAGGATTCTGCTTAATCTTTACAAATTTCTCATAGATCAAAAACGTGCACAAAGCATCCATAGCTGCATAGGTTTTCATTACATCGAAGGGTATAGAAGCCCACTGAAACTCATTTTTAAGTATACCGTGCTCTTTTCTATAGTTATCCATCCAGTCGTACATAGGCTTCTCGTAGTCGCCGTAGGGTGTAAACTTGATTGATAGGGACTTCAGCCCATGCCCTCCAGGGTTCTCGTCTATGAGATAGTGGAGCAGCATTGTGTCTTCAAAGCTAGGAAAGTTAAAGTTAAAGTGATACTCAAAGAACGCTATATCAAACTTAGCGTTGTGGAATATTACTGTTTTCTTTTTGAACAAAAACTGTAAAAGCGTTTCAGTCTGCTCGTCAAAGCACTCAGTATTAATGTATGCACCTTTCTTACCATCATAACATAGCGAAATACCCAATATGTGACCATCTCTAGGATATAGACCAGTTGTCTCTGAATCAAGCGCAATATAAGTACCTTCGTGGTCAATTGCCTCTTGTATAAATTTGTTACATTCTGCCGTATTATCAATTCCAAAAGCAATACTCTCATCTATTGTGACCTCTTCTACTAAGCCTTTTATGTAGTTTATAATACTTTCTTTCGAAGTTTCCCATGTCTTACGTGCTTCAGGTTTAAACTTTAGCATCGCAGGATTAATGACAGGCAGAAATTTACCTTCTACTTTCTTACCTGTGTACTCTGTCACTGAATTAATTTTGGTAAAGTACTTGAGAGCGTCGCTTCCTACTAGGATGACCCACTCGTAAGCGTCTGTGTCAATCTCTATGTCACAGTCTCGTTTTAGTACCTTCTTGATCATAGAATCAGAACATAACTGATACTGATCGAATTCAAACTCACCATCAAACTCGCGTCTGAAGTCAGTCCTACTTGGTTTAGTTTCTACTAAGGCAACTCTAGCCATATAACTTCCCTTTTAATTTATCTACTGAAGTTTGATTTAGTGCACCAGGATCTGTATCCTTAAAATGGATGTTCCTAGCTACGAGACCAGCTTTCTCACACGCAATCTTTAAATTTTCTGCTGCGGTCTGACCCGCGTCATCCCCGTCAAAGAAGATGTCTATATACTCTGCGCCTTGTACCCGCAGCATAGACAGCTTAGCATCGTTATAGTTATTGGTTCCAAAACAACATACAGCATTAGTTAATCCTTTGTCATGTAAGTTTATCATATCAAAGATACCTTCTACTAGTATAACAGAGTTTCTTATAAACTCCACTACCGGAAAGAAAGGTAGC